CGCCGGGCACCCCTCCGACCGATCTGACGCCGTTCTGGACTGCCGGCGAAATGCTCGACACCAATAGCGCGCCGATGGATGGGACGCGCACCATGTGCATTCCGCCTAAAATCCAGACGGTCGCCCTCAAGGCCGCGCAGGGCCTGTTCCAGTCGTCCAGCCAGGTCAAGCAGCAGTACGAGCGGGGGCGCATGGGAGTCATGGGCGGATTCGAGTGGGTGATGGATCAGAACTGCCGGAGCCATACCAACGGCCCGGAGGGTGGAGCCCCCGTGGTGGGGGCCGCCAACCAGACCGGATCGTCGCTCGCAGTTACCGGATTTACCGCGGCCGCCGCGTTGCGCTTGAATGCGGGAGACACCTTCACGATCACCAACGTCTACCGCACCAACCGGGTCAGCGGAGATCTCAAGCAGGACCTGATGCAGTTCGTGGTCACTGCTCCGGTGAGCTCCGACGGTACCGGCGCCGCCACTATCCCGATCTATCCGCCGATTGTGACCACCATGCCCGGGCAGACGGTGAGCGGCTCTCCGGCCGCCGGCGCTCCACTCGTCCTCACCGGCACCGCGAATCAGGTCTATCCGACCGGAATCGCGTTCCACGCGGACGCGTTTACGCTCGGCATGGCGCCGCTTGAGGTGCCGAAAAATATCCAGTTCGGCAGCAACCAGCAGGACCCCGACACTGGAGTCGCCCTCCGCATGGTGTCGATGTACGACATCATCAATGACCTCTTCGTGACTCGGTGCGACGCGCTTTACGGCTGGGCCGCCACGCGTCCGGAGTGGGCTTGCAAGATTATGAGCTGAAGGAGAAAAATATGGCCGACCAAACCCCGACCCCCGAACCGCAATCGGCGCCACCCCCGAAAGCGCCTACGCCGCTCGATCCGCCGGTAGTCTACTACAACAAGAAATGGCGCACGCCGCCTCAGATAGTCCATACACAGGAGGAGGCGGATGCGCTCGACCCCGCCGAATGGACGACGAACCCTCCGCCGGCGAAAGCCGCCGCTGCCGGCTACCCGAAGCTCTTTTCCAATGTCAACGTCCCGCCAAAGATCGTGGCCGATGCCAGTGAAGAGCAGGCGCTCGGCGCGGACTGGCGGGAATTCGATCTGCCGGAACCGCTGATTAAAGCCGCGCAGGCGAAGGTGGATGCGGCTCCAAAGAATTGATGACGCCGGACCCGAACTACCCGCGGATGATGTTTCATCCCACGAAAGATTGGGTGATCGTCAAATCCGCGGCCGAAGAAGCTGCCTTGGGTTCGGAGTGGTCGCGTACGATTGTGCCGAAAGGCTCCGAACCCGAACCGGTGAAACCGCCCGCGAAGCCCGTCCCCAAGGGGCGGAAGTAGGTTCATTCCATGGCCAGTGTAAGTGATCTGATCCATTCTTCTTTTCGCCTGATCGGCGCTATAGCCGCGGGTGAGATCCTCGAAACCCAAGAACTCAACGATGCTTTCGTATCGCTCAATCAGATGCTTTCCTCCTGGAATACCGAGGGGGCATCACTGGTGGGCCGGCAACGGCAGATCGTATCCGTAGGGGGGACCAACGGACCATTTGCGCTCCCGGTGCAGCCGGTCCGGATCGAAGCCGCAAGCTGCTCGGTCAGCGGGGTGGACTCCGGTCTTGAGATCGTGGACTCCGTGGGCTGGGAAGCGATTCCGACTCCGGAAAAGGCGATGCAGTCCATCTTCATTCGCAAACTATACTGCGATTACCAGTTCCCCACTTCCAGCGTTTACATCTGGCCGGTGCCACGCCTCGCCGGCACGCTCGAACTGTGGACATATGTGACGATGGCCCAGTTCGTGACCGTGAACGATACCATCAATCTTCCCCCGGGCTATGAAGCGGCCCTGCGCTATAACTTCGCGATTGCGATCCTGCCGGAATACCCACGCGCGCAGGTCGATCCCACGCTGCCTGCGCAGGCGCAGAATTTTAAGGCGTCTATTGTGCAGTTGAACAACCAGAACCATGCGCGCACGGTGCAGCCGGCGGCCGCCACGCTGGCGGCACAAGGAACTTCATGAGATCGATATTGATTGCGTTGTTTGCCGTCTTCCGCCTGGTTGCTCAGACCACGCTCTATCCTGGCGGCATCGACACCGATAACACCCTGTTCGTTACTTCCGACAACATCCAGACCGCCCTGAACGCCGCCATGCAGACCACCGACACGGTTGCGGTAGTCCGCTCGGCGGCGGGCTTTCAGCCCAACATGATCGCCACCGTATGCGATACGCTCAGCGGCACGCAATGCACCAAGTGGGAGCATATGTTCGTCACTTCGGTGGCGGGCAACAGCGTCACCGTAACCAGGGGATTCGCCGGCACCACTGCGTCGACTCACGCGGCCGGCAAAACGATTGCGATCCTGATCGATTCGGCACACCAGAAAGTGCTCAAGGATGCCGTGATCGCGATCGAAAATGCTCTCGGTCCGAATCTGTCGAAGATTCCCGCGGCTTATCCGGTGGTTTCCAGTTCCAGCTACATCTTTACGCCGCAGTCCTGCGCCGCGAGTGCCATGTGCATTACCGGCGGCCCCAGCGGTATGAATCTGGTGACGGGCAACAACACGCTCACCATGCAGCCGGTCCCCCCGGGCGTGAACGGCACCGACCAGACCCACTATCTCTATGTCTCGGGGGGGACGGGAGCGGCGGAAGCCTGTCTGATCACGGGCGGCGGCGGCTCGAGCGGCACCGCTTCGGGGCAGATTATCATCAATTGCGCCAACGCGCATTCGGGAGCCTGGACCATCCAGACGGCGACCTGCGGCATTCAGGAAGCGTTGCAGACCGTGAGCACCAACGCCGGCGGCCAGGTCGCGGCGCCCGTGGGCGTGTGTCTGTTATACGCCGGCATTCGCATATTTACGAACTCGACATTGATGGGCGCGGGCCGCGGCGGCACGATCCTGCGCATCGCGCCCAACGCATTGACGACCAATAACGTCTGGTTGGTGAACGCAGCGCATCCCGGCATCTACTCGATGGTCATCTTCAGCGCCGTATCGCATGCTACGGTGCGCTCCTTGACGTTGGACATGAACGGATCGAACCAGGGGGCGACGATCGCCGCCAGCACTATTGCAGTGGGCGACAGTTCCTATGTCGCGGTGGATGACACGGAGACGATGAACGGCACCGGGGGCGGGGGAGCGAGGATCTATCTGATCGGCGCCCAGGCGGTGAATTTTCAGAATCGGGTTAGCGCGAGCATCATCACTGCGGGCGGCGCCGGAACCTGCGGCGGCAGCGTCTTCGTGCAGGGAAAGCAGCAACTGATCGATGGCAATTTTGCCAGCGGCCTGTGCGACGACGCATTCGTCGCTAACAGCGCCGGCACGACCAACGTGTTGTTTGTCAACAACGTTGCCGTGTCCGGCAACGGTTCGGCACCCGCGGCATTCCATGCGGAACAGGCGTCGAACATACGGTTCATAAATAATATCTGTAACGCCGGGTTCTCGTTTTGTTACTCGGCCGACGATCCGGGCAAGGCTGATACGGTCCAGTTCGTCGAGTTCATCGGCAATACGGCCATGGGAGCGGGCGTAGCCGGCATTAACATCAACCGCGCGATTGATGCCACGTCGAGCGTAGTGCGCAATGTGGTCGTCGCCAATAATCGCATTACCGGGAACGATGCCGGAATCCTGGTGCTCGACGACACCCGCGGCGTTGCCATTTCAGGCAATACCATTTATGCCAACCAGACTTATGGCATTCAGCTTTATTGCGGTGCCTATAACCCCTCCACCACGATTTCGATTGAAGACCTGAATATCACCGGCAACGTGATCCGCAACAACGGGCAGAGTGCAAGCCCCACCTCCTCCGGTATTTTTCTCAATAACAATACCTGCATCAGCGGCGTGCAGCATATGGCCATCATGGCCAACAATATCTATGACGACCGCGCCGGCGCCGCCCGCACGCAGAACTATGGGATCTATCTCCAGAATCAACCTCACCAGTTCATTGCGATCCGCGGAAACACGCTCTTCAATCATTCAGTGGCGAATATCGGAACCAATCAGACCGGTCTCGATGTGTTCGTGGGCCTGACGATATCGGGCAACGCCACCGACGACCTTTACAACATGGCGGATT